TGCACCGCCTAATCCCAGCAGTGCTAAAGTTTTTCTAAAAATGCCAATAGTACCTACGACGCTGGCCAACGCACCGCCCAAACCCAAGAGACGTGTACTCCAACCATCTGTTTCCTTGTCTGCTTTAATAAGAAAATCTACAACATCAGAAAGGAACTTTATAAGTAAATGGCCGACTGGAAGCAGACGATCACCCAAAACAGCGGCCAAACCTTCTACCTTTACACCTAGTTCACGCAGTTCCATCATGAACTTATGCGCACGTTCAGCCATTTCATCGTAGCGTATATTCTGTCCTAAGCGCTTTTGTTCCTCCTGCGCTTTTTTCATTTCATCAAAGTGCTTGATCATCATTAACAACGTATTGTCGTCAATGCCAAACATTGCACCCATGCGTGCTGCTACAGGGAACGGTATCTTGCGCAGTTTATCCACAAGCGCCATGAGTACTTCCACCTTGTCTTTTGTGGTGTCTATACCCATGCTCTGTAAGTAACCTGCAAGTCCCGGATTCATGCGCAATGAACGTGCAAAGGCTTCCAACATGCCACGTGATGCTTCTGCTGTAACGCCTATCTGTGCTGCGCTGTATTCCAGCGCTTTTATGTTGGTAACGCTTGCGCCCGTGCGCTGGCTGGCAAAATACAGATTTTCCAGACTAGTAGCTATGCGCGTAACACTTTCACCTAGAACAACAGCGGCGCCCGCCGCAACGGTACCAATTTGTTCTATGCGCTGCGCAAGTTTGTCCAGACTTTCGTTGACACGCTTACCTTTTTCCTGATCTATCTGAAAATTGATAGCTATCAGGTACTCACGCAGTATATCGTGTGCCGATCTGTTTGCCATTTAGCGCTCCATCGCCTTTTGTGTGCGGTACTGGTTTTCCGCACGCACATCTAAAGCGTCATTCATTCTAGCTACATCCACCAGATTCAGCTTGTGTACTAGATCTGTGTAGCTGCATAATCCAGCCAACACTGGACGCATAACCCAATCATCACCTTCTTCGCGCATTCCTACAAGTTCCACAGTTATCGCTGAACTTTGTCTTGTGAATCTTGCTGCGCGATAGCGAAAAAACTTGCAAGATTAACGCGCACCACCTCCGAGACAATCCGAAATACATCCAGCAGTTCGATATCGTTGTACATCATACGACCGTTTGCAGCCTGCACTGCCGCCCAGTTGTAGTTTCCGTTTCCAGCATCTTCGCGGCGTTCGCAAACACTTAAACAGGTGCGCAGCACAAATTCCACGGACTCTTTGTCCATGTGCGCAATAGCCAGTGAAAATGGTATGGCCATACTGCGCAATAGCGCTGATATGCTGAATTCCTTGAGATCGTCAAACGATTTCACGTTTTCCAGCATTTTAGAATCCAATCCGCTGGCAATCACGGGCATCAACTTACGCACGATATGCACTTGATCGAAGATATCCAGCCGACCTACACGATAATGCTTGCCACTGGATTCAAATGTTTTGAGGGAATCCATTTTCTTTTCTCCTTAAGATATAGCACGGCGTTCCCAGCCAGTAAAAAATGCTTTGTCTTCTGGGTGCGCCTGCTCAATTGCTTTGTACCGCGCTAACGCCTGCCGACGCATTTCATTTAGAAGCGTTACAGGCGCGATGGCATTTGCGGCGTTAATCGTTTTGGGACCGAGCGTGCCGTCGTCCGTAACGTCGTGCTCCACTCCGGGATTGATTTTGTTGATTGCCATTTGCAGAACATGTATGGCCGGACCGTGCCCGCCGTACCGTTGCCAGTTAACAGCCATATTCAACATCTTGTTAGCTACAAGTTGATCCACAATGTTGTCGTAGCGCCACCAGTCGCGCTTGTAGAAGTATGCTGCGTCGTCCTTAGCCATATGCTCTATGTCCGTTATTTCTGGAAAAGACATAGCCGATATACCCATGTTTGTACCGCGCAGTTGACCAACACCCACGATGCCGCTGGTCCAGTTTCCGCGGTCGCGAGGGTTCTTTTGGAACCCTCCCTCCCACGTAAGCACTTCTTCAAATGCAGGTTTAAATTCCGACACACAGCACCTCTTAGTTCAAAGTTCCGAGACGTGTATCCATCTGGATGCAATCAAATTCCCAGTCGATCACGTTTGCGTCTTTCGCGTACAGGTTCGTAGGAAAGCGCTTAAATGCTGCCTGTTGGCATGTGTATTTGTCGCCGCTGACCGCACTGCCGACAACAATGGTATTCTTTCCATGCAACGCGGAGCTGGTACGCTGAAAGTTATACATCTGTTCCAGCAGCGCATTGGTTGGAGAAGTCTTCAACAGACGTATAGTAACCTTGCCCGCCTTAGTTGCATGAAGACTGTGTACGCCGTCGCCGCCAGCTCCGATCATCATGGAGTTAACATCATCAGCATACTCCATCGTTATGCCTTCTTCGGCAGCGCCCGCCGTAGATCCTATTGGAATGTTGAATCCACCAGGACCAGTGATAGTTGCGTGTGTATCCAGAAATGAGTATGTCTTTCCCGCCATTTGCGTATCTCCTTGTCAGATTCTTGTTACGGATTGACGGTAACAGAAATGCTTGCCGTATGTACTGCGCCTGCAAGCTTCACAGCCACTTGTATTGGCACGGCCAATCGTGCAGCTCTGTTAGCAGTGGACTGCGTGCTAACAGGCGGTGCATACACATAAAATCCTGTAGGCATGAACTGACCTGTTTGCAACGTTCCAAATCCGTTGTTTGTCCAAACGCCCGGAGCGATCCAGCCGTTTGCTACGAATTGACTGCAGACATTTTCTACGGTGGTGATTATCTGGTGCATGCCGCCGTCAGTCTGTGGAATCTTCGTGGTGGATGTGTAGAGCAGGTTGTATACCGCGGTCTGCACGGTGTTCGAGAAAATGTGTGAAGCGATAACTGTATCAATGAAGTCACCGCTGGTGCATACCCCCTGTTCTATGATGGATGTGTTGTTATTGTAGGAGACGAATACGTTGCAGTTCTTAGTTTCCAGAGCTGCAATCTGCGTAGTATTCAACGTCTCCGGCGTAACGGTCGGCTCCTGTTTGTACATCAGCGTAATCACGCTGCTGTTTGCAGTGTAATCCACCGTGAGAATACGACCAAGCAAACTTACCGCAGAATATAGGCTGGAGCTGCTGTATTGCACCGCCGTACGCTTGTACTTGCTCTGACTAAGTAGATAGGCGATGTCAGTCGTACTACTTGAATTAAGCACGCCAGCAGCCTGTGTACTTACTCCATAGAAGTGGAACGTCGTAGTTCCCTCTATAAACGCCGCTACAGCCTGATGATCGGCATCCAAGGCGCCCGTAATGGACAGCGCGTACCACTGCTGACCAAACGTGGTGTCAAACGTGGTTACAGCACTAACTGCGCTTTCGGCAGCAATACCGTTGGCCTGATACGCGCCGCTGCTCGTGCTTTGCATCTGCAACGTACCGCTGATATCAGTTCCAGTGGCAGGTGCTACAAGGAATGAAATAGAACTTGTAGCGCCCGTGCTGTTACTTGTAATAAAGAAACGATTGAACACAGAATCGTACGTACAGGTAGCGCCTGTCAAAGCAGCCTGAATAATACCTGCTACTGCACTTAGGCTGGCAGCACCTGTAAAGTTCAATCCGGTGATGTTTGTCTGCGCACCGCCGTCTATGGTAATCTTGAATCCGCCGCTGGCAATGGCCGTAAATGTGGCGAGCGTTGTAGCGGCAGGCAATGTTCCCCCAAATAGCTGACCCTTGCTTGCCGTTTGCGCCCAGCGTCCGATAAACAGCTGCGTAGGCTGTGGAACCTGTGCAAACCACAGCGCCGCCGCCAAATATTCGGGAGCACTTGTGCCGAAGTCCGTGGAAACCTGCGTCAGTGTGGAGTATGTGCGCATGCGGCTCACGACGTCGATCACCGAGCTGTTGCCAAGAATCAGCAATGAGTTGAAGTTCTGAGCCTGTGCAGCTGTGGCTGTCAGGTTCACCTGTACGTTTATCAATCGACTGATTGGAAGTGTAGTCGAAGGCGACATCTTTGTTCTCCTTTAGTTAACGCCAGTTTCCAGTGCCCCAGCCCTGTACCAGACCCGACTGTAGACCCCAGCCAAACAATGGCAATTTTGGCACGCCCGTTCCGGGCATCACCGTGAATTGTGTATTAGCGCTCAACGCATCATCCTGCACAGACACGGGCGCACCTACGATATTAAGAATAGGATACCTGTATTCCTGCGCGCGGCGTAGACAAAATGGTAAGTCCACGCGCGTTACCCATTTTCCATGTAGAAGGTCACCTGTAATAACAGGATCTTCTACTTCTACAACTCCGAAACCTGCCGTCTGCAATACTTCACGATTCTGAGCAATCTGAAGACCAACAGATAACAACATCGAATTTCCTTCGCATCCCGGACCGTAGAAACTACAGAGTACA